TCATACAAGAAGAAGAAGTTTTCACTCAGATGATCGCTCGTGCGAGGCACCCTCTGGCGATCAAGAAAGAAATCATACTGACGGGTACACCTGAGCAATTGAATTGGGGATATGACTTGTGCGTAGGAGACAAGAAAGATTCGTATGACGTCTCATGGATCCAAGCTGGCACTCAAGAAAATAAAGCCCTAGGTGCGGATTATGTCACAAGACTTCAATCAGCTTTCACTGACAAGGCTGGAGAAGCTTTCATCGGTGGTGGCTTCGTCAACCTTGCTTCGGGGCTGGTGTATTACCAGTTCAACACGGATATGATTTGTGATCTTGAAATGCCTCCGTCAGCGATACTAGGGTGTGGTATGGACTTCAATGTCAATCCAATGTCTATGGTAGTTTTCTGGCGGGCGGGTAATCATGTTCACGTCATCGACGAGTTCGAGCTTCCGAATGCTGACACAGAATATGCGTGTCAGGTCCTCCGCGAAGAGCACCCTGACTGTACCACTATCTACCCTGACGCTACGGGATCATCAAGAAGGACATCAACACCAACAGGTCGCTCTGACCACTGGTTCATTCGTAAAGCCGGGTATGATTTGCTCGCCAGGAACTCAAACCCTAAGCGAAAAGACAGGTATAACGCTGTGAACACTAGGTTCCAGTCAATTCTAGGAGAGAACAATCTAACTCTGTCTCCGAATTGCACGAAGCTCGCAAAGTACCTCAACCTCTACTCACACGAGTTAATGGACAAGCAAGAAAAACTCTCACATCTTCTAGACGCCTTCTCGTACCCTATCGCTTATCTGTTTCCAGTAGACAGACCACCAACTCAGAAACTTAGAGTCACAGGACACTGATTTATGTCTGAAGACAATATTGACTTCGCAAGAAAGATCGCCACCAAACACCCAGATTATCTCGAACACATAGACCAATGGGTCTTTTGCCGTGATTTTGTTGAAGGTGATCGGATTGTAAAGAGGAAAGGGTCTCTCTATTTGCCCAGACTACTTGGACAAACTGATAGCGAATACGAAAACTACCTTCTAAGAGCTCTTTTTCATGCGGGAGCATCACGAACTAGGGTAGCTGTGGTGGGGTCAATTTTATCAAAGAGGCCGAAAATTGAAGGATTAGACCCAGAGACCATAGTGGGTGCCAACAGTGAGAGCATCTTCACCTTGCTCGAAAGAATGGCTAATGAAATGGTGACAGTTGGTCGTGTAGCACTTCTTGTTGACTCTGCTGGTTCCGAGCCGTGGGTAGCTCTATACACGGCAGAGAGCATAATCAACTGGGGATACGAAATCATCAAAGGACGCCCGAAATTAAGTTTCGTGGTACTCAGTGAATCTAGACTAGATTCTGACGATAAGTTCACCCACACAAGAATCCCGATCATCCGCGTTCTTGAGTTAATTGATGGGAAATACCATATGACTACCTACGAAGAGCTCAATAGTTCTTCTGGGAAATCAAACTGGGTACAGACAGACCAAGTCATCCCGAAACGGAAAGGAGGACGCGACTTTGATTATATTCCGATTGAGATCATCAATGTCACCGACCTTGAGATTGAAAAACCGCCAATCTATGATATGTGTGTCGTCAACCACGCACATTACATGTCATGCGCTGACCTTGAGCTAGGCCGGCATTTCACAGCGTTGCCTACCCCATGGGCCGCAGGCTTTGGGATTGACGGTGACTTGAGTTTAGGCTCAACCTCAGCATGGGTGACTGATGATCCTCAAGCGTCATGTGGTTACCTTGAGTTCACTGGTGCAGGACTGAACGAAATATCAAAAGGCCTTGCCCATAAAGAAGAACTGATGGCGTCACTAGGTGCGAGACTACTTGAGGCTCCACCAAATGGAGTAGAAGCTGCTGAAACAGTCAGAATGAGGCATTCAGGTGAGAAATCGGTTCTTGCGAAGCTCAGTCTTAAGATAGGAGCCGCAGCCACTACAGCTTTGAGCTACTATTCAGACTGGGTAGGTGGTGATCCCGTTCAAGTAGAGATGAATGCAGATTTTGATTCTACACGGATGATGCCATCTGAAATGGATGCCCTGATGAAAGTCTACCTTGGGGGTGGGATTGATTGGGATACGCTTTTCTTCAATCTGCAACGTGGTGAGATCTTTCATCCTAGAGTAGAAAAAGAAATTGTCAGGGCAAATATCTTGACAGAATCAGCTTCTCGTGAGGTTGAAGTTGAGGTCGATTGATGGGCTTGAACGATGAAATTCAAGACTTATTAGTCGATCAGGCTGTCGAGCTAGTCAGCGTTGAAAACGAGCTCCGAGGTCGCATAGTCGCTCTTCTTGTCTTGCTTGCTGCTGATTTAAGATTACAGATCCTCAAAGCTGAGTTGTCTGATCACCAGTCAGCGAGGTTCAAAGAACTCTTGAAGTCTGCCAACAAGTCTATATCGGAGACGTACACTAAGGTCTCAAGTATCCATACAAGGGTTCTTTCTGAGATAGCTGAATTCTCAGTAGAGGATACTAGAAAACTGATACTAGGCCTACAGGTTTTTTCAAGTTTCAACACGTCACTGAGTTTAGCAGATCTCAAAGTCTTAGCGACAGATACCCTGATTGAAGGAGCCCCGTCTGCTGAGTGGTGGTCTATTCAAAAGCGATCGATTCAAGATCGGTTCAAAAGGCAGGTTCGAATAGGCATGGCACAGGGTGAGACTATGAGTCAAATCGTCGGTCGTGTTCGTGGTACAACTGCAGGCAAGTTCTTGAACGTGACACAAGGTGGCGTTCGCAAAAGGGTTCGTGAGTACAAAGGCGGCATTCTTGACGTTTCTAAACGTGAGGCGGAAACGCTAGTGAGGACTTCCGTCCAAACCGTGTCTAATGCCGTGCTGGCTTCTGTGTACGAAGAGAATCGTGACCTCCTCAGAGGGCTCAAGGCTATGGCTACTCTCGATACGCGTACCACGCCTATCTGCATTGCTAGAGACGGAGCAGTGTGGGATATGGATGGTAAAGCACTCGCAGAATCGCCTAACCAAGAAGACTTCCCCGGACCACCACCATGGCATTTCAATTGCAGAACAGTCCTTCTTCCTATTGTGAAGCATTTCAGAGATCTTGAAGGAAAAATCCTTGAACTCCCTCCGGGGACTCGAGCCTCTATTGACGGTCAGGTTCCTGACACACTCACTTTTTCAGGCTGGCTTAAGACTCAATCAGAGGCTAGGCAGAATAAGGCTCTGGGAAAAGCCCGTGCTGATTTGTGGAGAAGTGGTAAGATTAAGCTATCTCAGCTAATTGACAACACAGGCCGTACTTTGACAGTGTCTGAGTTGTCAAAGCTGAGATAGCTGTAAAAGATTGCTTGGTGTATTCAGTTCGTATACAGTAACAACTTTCAACGAAAAATAGATGGTAATCTAAATGACAACTTGGTTCTTAATTTCTACGATTTGGCTCTACTTCTGGGGAGCCTTTACTAGGCAGAAGCTCAGAATAAACAACCCTGACGCACCTCCTGGATTGATTGAAAAAGTAGTGGTGGCTGTGGTTATGTTCCCTTTTGTGCCGGTCTTAGTGGCTTCTGGTCTATGTAACGTGATTCTAGAATCAAATGTGAGCACTATGAGAAAAATCATGGAATCTAAACAATGCCTAGTTCACCAATCACGAGAGAAAACTTTATGAACACGAAAACCTACGATTTACCAAAGGCATCCGAGAACTCACTAACGGGAGAATCAAGGCTAAAGATTTACGCCTCATGAGAATTAAGGCCTAAGAATAACTCAGATAGGTATATATAGATGACAGTACTTAAAAACCCCCTCACAGAGACCTAGAATGAAACTCAAAGAGAAGCTTACATCTGATTCTTACAGCGACCTTCCTGACCACTACAAAGACTGCTACACCCAAGATGGGGACGTGTATTACCTAGACACAGATGGTTCTACAAGCAAGACTCTTGACGAATTCAGGAAAAACAACAGAGTTCTCTTTTCAGAGAAAGAGGCTCTAACCAAATCTCTACGAGCCGCAGGCATTGATCCACAATCACTTGATCCAGAAGAGCTCAAGTCTGCTCTCGCTGCTCAGAATGAACTTGATGCTCTACACCAAAAGAAACTCATTTCTGAAGGAAAGATGGAAGAAGTCTTAGCTGACAAACTGCAGAAACAGAAAGACGTCTACCTTCGTCAAATTGCTGACATTGAATCAGCACGAGACGCGGCAAGAGCTGAGTGTCAGACTCATCAGAAATCTCTTGGAGACCATCTTCTAAGAAAGCATGTTCGTCAACAACTAGGCAAGGTGGGCAAACTTGTTAGCGAAGAAGCCTTCGAAGATGTTATGCACCGAGCGGCTGGTGTCTTCAGCATCAACTTCGATACGAGTGCTCCTATCGCACAA